TTGGTAATGTAATAAACTTATATGAATTTGATTACAGTGACCAACAAGAAGGCAATGCAAACATTGCTGTTACAGTAGACACAGGAACTGTTACCAGTTCGGCTCGGTATCCACTGGCTCCTATAGCAACAGAAGACAGAACTGATAGCAATACTACTATAAGTCTTACGTCTTTACGATCTCTTTTTGTGCAGGGGTTACCTGTACTCATTGAGAACGCAGTAAAATACCCAGTAGATGTGGGAATAGATGGCAGAACAATGTCAGATATTAATGGTATCTATGAAATACACACCATGACAGATACAACCAACAACAGCACCTTTAGATTAGGCAAAGCAATTACCAGTAACATTGCAACAGGCACAGTGTCAAGATTGCGCAACACAGACCTAAGTTACATCATTGCACGTACATCAAATCTTGCTATACAATTAGCAAACACACTAAGTTACTTAGGCAGTGCTGACACAGCATACCAACATTACGTCGACAGTGGCATTGCTGACATTGCTGACAAGTTCACAATAACATCTACTACACCTATCAACGAACGAAAGTTATACTCAACCGTTGAAGACTTAACTAATGTTGCAATAAAAACAACACAGGTTGTACAAAGTGCGTTGTTTAGCAACGTTGAAGGATTAGCAAAACTTAGAGCTATAGACTCAGCAGGAGCAAATATTAATATTCTCGATTCGAGATTAACTAACGTCTATACATCAGTTATAACTTCCAAGGTTAAAGAATGGAAACAAAACGCAGATGTTGTAGTAGACGGTCAAGGTAGACCAGGATCGCTATTTTATAATGCTGGCAAATATGCTTTTAATACACTAGGCTCAGGGGTAGTTATTTCTAACGGTTAAATGGAGTAAATATATACATGGCTATAAGATATAATGGTTTTAGTACCGTAGGTAGAATTAAAAAGTTCCACCTGACTGACTTTGAGTTGGTTAGACAGGACTTGATAAATCACTTTAACATACACAAAGGTCAGAAACTAATGAGCCCAGATTTTGGTACGATAATTTGGGGGCTCCTTTATGAGCCGATGACCGCGGATCTAAAAGCAATTCTAGTAGATGATGTTACCCGCATTGTGAAATACGACCCTAGATTACGTGCAGATAGGGTAGTTATAAACGAATTTGAACAAGGTCTCAAAGTAGATATTGAACTAACGTTCCTCCCCGGAAACTTCTCATCTAGTCTCCAGTTAGAGTTTAACTCAAACAGCGAACAAGTAGCCGTAGTATAATAGTAGCACATTTCAAATGCCATAAATACTGAATAACAGGTATTAATGACAATATGGCCACTACTACAAGACAAACAAGTTTATTAGTTCAACAGGATTGGACTAAAATTTATCAGACATTCAAAGACGCTAACTTCCAGAGTTTTGACTTTGAAACTATACGCAAGAGCATGATTGAGTACTTGCGTACTTACTATCCAGAAGACTTTAACGACTTTACTGAATCAAGTGAATATATTGCACTTATTGATTTAATTGCATTCTTAGGTCAAAGTTTAGCATTTAGAACAGACTTAAATGCTAGAGAAAACTTCTTAGATACAGCAGAGCGTAGAGATAGTATTCTTAAACTGGCCAAGTTAATCAGCTATAACCCAAAGCGTAATATACCTGCCAGTGGCTTTATAAAATTCCAAAGTGTTTCGACCAGCGAAAGAGTTTTCGACAGTGAAGGCAATAACCTCGCAAACACTATTATTAACTGGAACGACAGTACTAACGAAAATTGGTTAGAACAATTTACTGCCGTACTTAATGCTTCGTTGTTAACTACCCAATCTATAGGTAAACCTGGAGCGACGAAAACACTCAATGGTATCAAAACTGATGAGTATACTGTAAAAATGTTAAACAACATTGTTCCAGTCAAGTCGTTCAATGCCAGCATATCAGGTATTACTACAAGATTTGAAGTTGTGAGTGCATCAACCGCAGACTATAATTATGTCTACGAAAAGGACCCACAGCCTAACGGTATTTTTAATTTCCTATACAAGAATGACAATCAAGGTAATGCATCAAACAATACTGGATATTTCTTTTACTTTAAACAAGGCGAACTACTAAATTTAGATTTTAATGTTAGTGAAAGTTTACCTAATCGTGTTGTAAATGTAAACTTTAATAACATTAACAACAACGACGTATGGTTGTATGGATTAGACGCCAACGGTAATATTGACACAGAATGGACTAAAGTGCCAGCAGTCAATGGTATTAATGTTATATACAACAATACCGCAGAAAGAAATTTGTACAGCGTAGGCACACGAGCAAATGATCAAATTGACTTAGTGTTCGGAGACGGGTCATTCACAAATATTCCAGATGGTAATTTTAGGTTGTACTACAGATTGTCAAACAATCAAACATATAAAATTACACCAGAGGAAATGAGCTCCATCAACGTTAGTATTCCTTATCGTAGTAAAACAGGACGTACTGAAACGTTAACAGTTCGTGCTAGTTTACAATACACGGTTACTAATGCAACCAGTCGCGAATCACTTGACGAAATTAGAACAAAAGCACCACAGCAGTATTATACACAGAATCGCATGGTATCGGGCGAGGACTATAATGTCTTACCGTATACAACTTTTAGTACAATACTCAAAGCCAAGGCTGTTAATAGAAGCAGTTCAGGCATAAGCAGATATTTAGATGTAGTAGATGCAACAGGCAAATACTCCAGCACAAACATTTTTGCTGAAGATGGCGAAATCTACAAAGAAGACGTATCTACTACAGCAGTTACATTTCAGTTTACCAGTAGGAGTGAAGTAAGCAACTTAGTACAAACTTCTATACAAGATCTTATTTCGCAGTCAGATGTAAAGCATCTGTACTATAGAACAGCAACACGCCAAACACCAACAGCAACTTGGACACAGGTTACTAACAGTAGTGGGCGCAGTACTGGTACATTTAGTTCTGACAGTTATGTGTTCTTAACACAAGGAGCTCTTGTGAAGTTTAATGCTCCGTCTGGCAAGTATTTTAATGCACAAAATCAGCTGGTTACAGGAACTCCCACAACAGAGTTTCAGCGCACCAGCATATGGGCAAGCATAATCAGTTACCCCACCCCCGGAGTAGGCAATGCTATACTAAGTGTGGTTGTCCCAAGTACTGCTATAGTAGCAGAAGTGATTCCGGTTTTTGAAAATTCATGGCCATCAACACTTATTACTACTATTATTGATAATATATTAAGTTACAAAACATTTGCTCTGCGTTACGATGTAAGCGATATGGAGTGGAAAATCGTTACTGAAGCAAACATTGGTACTGGCGAGTTCAGTTTAACTAATGCTGGAAATACCACAGGAACTAATTTAGATAACAGTTGGTTCTTGAAATTAAGTTATGATAATCAAGAATACAACGTAGTCAGCAGAGGAACAAAGTACTTTTTCCAAAGTGTAAGGGAAACACGTTTTTACTTTAACCCAGATGCAAAAGTATACGACTCAAGAACAGCAACTACACTTATTGACGAGATAAAGATATTAAGAACCAATACAGAGCCTGACAGTTCAGACAGTATTTTCTATCCGCAGTCCTGGAAAATTGACAATCGTGTTATTGCCAGTGACGGTACTGAAGACAATAGAAAAATACTAGTTACATTCTTAGACGAAAATCTAGACGGTGTGCCAGACGACCCGGATCTGTTTACCACGTTTGTTGCGCCTACGGTTAACCCACAGAACAAATATATATTCTTTGTGCAGTCTCAGGATAACGCAAACTTCTTGCAATATGATCCTGTATCGAGAACAGACATAGTATCCAGTTACGCAACTGAAAGTGATGTGTTAAACAATATATCTTTGTACGCAATTGATACAATTTTTTATGCGTACACAGATGATAAGTTTTTCCAGTCTAGCGGCACAGCACTAACACAATTAACGAACTATATTGCCAGAGTCGGTAGAGAGCAGATTTCGTTCCAGTACAAGCATAACAGCCCGAATAACAATAGAATAGACCCTAGCCCAAATAATCTAATAGATTTGTATATATTAACCAAAGCGTACAGTGATGACTATACTGCATACATTACAGACACAACATCGACACTAACAGAGCCAGTTGCACCAACTAGCGAAGATTTGCAAACAGATTACAGTACTATCGAAAATCTCAAAACTGTAAGTGACAGTTTGATATATAATGCCGCAAAGTTTAAACCTTTGTTTGGAAGCAAAGCCGAATCAGCATTGCGAGCTACGTTTAAAGTAGTTAAGAATCCAAGTTCTAATGTAAGTGATAACGAAGTTAAGAGTTTAGTGATTGATTCTATCAACACTTACTTTGATATCAACAATTGGGATTTTGGTGAAACATTTTACTTCAGTGAGCTAAGTGCATATTTGCACAGCGAACTAACACCAACAGTAAGCAGTATCATTATTGTTCCTAATTCAGGATCAAACAGTTTTGGTAACTTATATCAAATTAACACAGAGCCAAACGAAATACTTGTAAGTGCGGCAACAGTTAATGATGTACAAATTATTTCTGCTATTACAGCAGGACAACTTAATAGGGTATAGGAAGGTAGGCAATGGCAGCATTCAAAACTCATCAGTTTTTACCTGACGTTTTTCAAACTGATACTAACAAAAAGTTTTTAAACGCTACAGTTGATCAGTTACTCAGTGAGCCACAACTTAAACAGGTCAATGGCTACATTGGTAGAAAATTAGCACCTTCTTATAAAGCAAACGACAGTTATGTATCTGAGCCAACAGCGTCAAGAGCAGACTATCAGCTAGAACCAGGTGTAGTAATAAAAGACCAACTGACTAAAAAAGTAGATTATGCAACAACTTATGTAGACATTGTTAATAAAATTGGATACGAAGGTGGTATTACTAATAACCACAATAGACTGTTTGACAATGAATTTTATTCTTATGACCCTAGAATTAGTTTTGACAAGTTTGTTAACTTTAGTCAGTATTATTGGTTAAGCCTGGGTCCAAATCCTATACAAATTACCAGCACTGGCGTAAGTACTCGGCAAACATTTACAGTAACATACAATCCTGTTAACGATGCTTATGAATTTACAGGTAATGATAACGTTCCTAACCCAAGTATTACGCTGGCACGTGGCGGAGTGTACGAATTTGTAATTAACAATCCAGGAAATAACTTTTGGATTCAAGGCAAGCCAGGCACAGATGGTATAGACCCCGATCAAAGCAACGTAGAAACTAGAGATGTACTTGGTGTTGCAAACAACGGAACAGATTCCGGTACGGTAACTTTTACAGTCCCTAGCGCAACAGCACAAGATCAGTACACAAGTTTTCCGACTGTAGAGTCAGTTAGTTATGCTACTGATTTGGCATTTAATCAAGTGCAAGGTGCAAAGCCACAAGACTTAATTAACACATACGGTGGTATTGACGGCCCTGTTGCATACCTAGACGGCGCAACAGTTGTTTTTGTAAATAGAGCGTACATTGACGATAGTTTTTGGATAGATGTTGCTAGAACAGAAAACGGAATTGTTTACCTAGATCAGAGTGTACAGATTCCACTTGCTGACAGGACTAACGTTTATACAGTTTCAATACAGCCAGACGCAGAAGGCAATGACAGAATTTTATTATTACCTAAAATTGCTGTTCCTGAAGACCACAAAGTACGAATAACAGGCGGCGCAACGTATGCAAGCAAACAATGGTTTGTTAGAAATTCAGTGTACGAACTTGTTCCTTACATTACAGCACCACTTGCAAATTTATACTATCAGAACCAAGCTGATTCAGCCGCAAGTGGTATCATAAACCTAGTTGATCTCGATGTTGATACTATAGATCCCAGTACAGATATACTAGGAGAACTTAATTATACAAGCCCTAATGGTGTAGTATTCACAAACGGTTTAAAAGTTAATTTTGATTCTACAGTACCAGCAAGTTGGCAAAACAAGAACTACTATGTTGAGGGTGTGGGCACAGGTATAAGACTAGTGTCAGAGAATGAACTTATCAGTGTAGAAACACTGAACAAAAGTTTTGTTACAGCAGGCGGTTCAAACTACCAAGTTGATGATCGAGTTACCATCCAAGGTGGTACCTTTACCACTGCGGCAGTAGCAGTTGTTGATAGCATAACTCAAGATACTGCCGTGTTGTCGGCAACTATAGATCCTACTTCGGGCTCAGTTACAGCAGTTACCATTATAGACGGCGGTAGCGGTTACTTGGCAACACCAACATTGACTTTTGCCGCTCCTGCCAGCGGAAGTTTAGCCAGTGCCACAGCAACAATAACCAACGGTGTTGTTACAGCAATTACACTAGCGAGTGGCGGTAGTGGTTATGAATCTAATCCTGTGATTACAGTTACAGCTCCAGAATCTGGACCTATCAAAACATTCAAGATTAAAGAACGGGGAAACTACACAGTCTTACCTACCAATCCTGTTAGTGTTACAGGCGGATCAGGATCAGGCGCAAGTTTTGAAGTATATCTGCAACCAGAGTTTCCTGATTATATTACAATTAATAGATCCAGTTTAGATAGAAATGCATGGAGCCGCGGCAATAGGTGGGTCCACATAGATGTAATAGAAAAAACAGCAGGCTATCTTGACCAAGAAGTATTACTTAATCAGACACAACGTGCCAGCAGACCTATCATAGAATTTGAAGCAGATTATCAATTATACAACAATGGAGCGGTTGCCAAGCTACCTGTTGATATATTAGATACAACTATTACTCGTGCATTCCAGCAGATCCAAGGTGTAGTGTCAGTTGATACAACAGTGTTTACTGTAGGAACACTTACTCTTACAACTGGCGATAGGGTTGTATTTGCAAACGACCAAGACAACAATGTAAGAAACAAGATTTACAACTTCACAATCGAAAAAGCAGTAGACGATCCAAGTGACGTTTATAAAGCATACCTAGTTGAAGCAGATGATGCAACTGTTGTGGATAATAATACTGTGCTGGTACTGTCGGGTGCAAATGGTGGCAAGGGATGGCACTACAATGGCACAAGCTGGACAATAGCACAAGAAAAAACAGCAAACAATCAAGAACCCTTATTTGACGTAGTTGACAGTACAGGTATAAGTTATGCTGATGCAAGTACATATACTGGTACAACGTTTACCGGATCTAAAGTAATTTCCTATAAGCGAGGAACAGGCACCAACGATACGGTACTAGGCTTCCCTTTAAGTTATAAAAACTTTGCAAATCAAGGTGATATTGAATTTGAGAACACGTTTGATTCTCAAACATTCACATACTTAACAGGCGATACTAATGTCGTAACTACACAAAAAGTCAATGCTGGTTACTTGCAGAAAAATGCATCAACCACAACTTGTAGTAGAGAAAACATTTGGCAAATTGCGAGAAACTTTAGTAAACAATTTAAGATCTACGATTTTATTTACGACGGTGTTACTAACTTATTCCCGATTGATCATCTTCCTGATGTAAGCACAGATTTCCCACATATTAAAGTTTATGTGAATAATGAAATTCTAAGTGTAGGTAATTTTGCAACTACAAAAGTTGTAGATAAATTTGCCGTATTGGTTAATCCCGATCTTATTACAAAAAATGATGCAGTATTTGTTGCCATCTTTAACCAAGATGTACCTGTAACAGCCAACGCACATTACGAAGTTCCTATTAACTTAGATATTAATACGTTAAACAAAAATCTGTCTACGGTTACACTAGGGCAGATGCGAAATCATCTAACTGAGTTGAAGAACAACAGTCTCAACGTTGTCGGTAGTGTTCCGGGTAGCAGTAATCTTAGAGACATTGAGTATAAAAATACATCTGGAAGTATACTACAACACAGTGCACCTGCTGTTTATGCAGGACTGTTCTTAAATCATCCAACAATGGATGCTGTTAACGCCATTAAGTTAGCCAATAGAGAGTATTCAAAATTTAAAAAGAACTTCCTAGAAGTTGCAGGTAAAATTGATTTAGATTTAAATGATGCACAAGCTAGTTTTGATACAGTGCTTCTACAGATGCACAGCATTAAGAACGAAAGTTTCCCGTGGTACCACAGTGATATGATACCACACGGTGATGAGAACAGAACTGCGATACCTACCTATACTGTAATTGATCCAGACATTGTATCTTATGAAATCACAAGTATATTTAATGATACCCAACCAAACAATAAATCTGTTTTGGTTTATGTGACCAGGACCATAGACAATGTAACAACAAAGTCGTTGGTAATAAAAGGCAGGGATTATACTTTTAATACTGATCGTGCCGCAATTACTTTCACAAGTAATTTTAAATTATTATTTAATGATCTAATAGACATCGTAGAGTACAGTGATACAGATGGAAGTTTTATTCCTGAAACTCCCACTAAGATGGGTATGTATCCAAAGTTTATTCCTGAGAAGTATTTAGACAACACACTACGTACACCAGTTAATGTTATCCAAGGACATGACGGAAGCATTACACCTGCATTCAATGACTTTAGAGATGACTTGTTGTTGGAACTAGAACGTAGAATTTACAATAATATTAAAGTTACCTACGATACCAATACCTTTGACATTATTGACTACATGCCTGGCAAGTTTAGAGATACTGACTATACCAGAGCAGAATTTACTCAAATTCTTAGTCAAGGATTTTTAGCATGGGTAGGTACAAACAGAGTTGACTTTTCGACAAACAGTTACTTTAGTGCAAGCGATCCATTTACTTGGAACTACAAAGCATTTAGAGATGTAGTCAACGGCGAAACTTTACCAGGTACCTGGAGAAGCATTTATAGGTATTTTTACGACACTGATAGGCCACATACACATCCATGGGAGATGTTAGGCTTCAGTGAGAAACCAGATTACTGGGATACTAGATATGGTGTTTCTCCGTACACAGGCGGAAACAGCACATTATGGAGTGATTTAAGTGTAGGGTACATACATAGCGGCACAAGACAAGGTATCGATCTACGCTATCAAAGACCAAACCTAAGTCAGTTTATACCTGTTGACGAC